GATAAAAGGACATAAGTGAGTATCTCAAAAAGTGAACGCGCCCAGTTATTGCTGGAAGACGGATTTTTCACAGAAGTCATTAATGATTTGAAAAACGCAAAGATTAGTGACATAATTAGCACAAATGATGGCGATGTAGAGGCAAGGGAACGTGCTTACACTGTTATCAAGACTCTGGACTTAATCATGGGTCACATTGAAAGCCTAGCGGCTGACTCAAAGATTAAAGAAAAGAAGTGGAAGATTTTGTGACCATTTGGGTTGCAACCGCTAACAGACGGATTCTGTTGAAAACTGGACTGACTTATGGACGACACCAACCCTAGCGGGAGTGAACCATTAAATGTAAACACTGCGGCATCTGCTTTTTTGGGGATGATGGGTGACGAGGGCGAATCCGACAACGGACAACTTGCCGCTGAATCCGAAGACCAAAATGAAGATGTTGCCGAAGCATCTGATGATGACTCAGAGGTGGAATACACCGAAGACTCTGATGACGATGTGGAGGAGGCTGATGATGCTGAACCTGAACGTAAAAAGTTCAAGGTGAAAGCGGCTGGCGAAGAAATCGAGGTTGAACTCGATGAACTCATTAGCGGCTACCAGCGTAGCAAGGATTACACTCAGAAGTCACAAGCACTAGCAGAGCAGCGCAAGGAAATTGAAGCCGAACGCGCTAAAGTGGCAGAAGTGCAAAAAGAGCGAGAAACTTACGCACAGAGGCTCCAAGCTGTTGACCAATTTTTAGCACAGCAATCAAGCAACTACTCTGAGCAAGAGCTTTCGGTTCTAAAGGAAACAGACCCAATCGGCTATGCCGTGAAGGTTGCCGAGCGTATTGAGTTAGATAAGAAGCGTGCCGTAATTAGCGCTGAACAGCAACGCCTTGCCGAAAAGCAACAAGCGGAGCAATCGGAGTTATTGCAAAAACACTTGGCTTCAGAATCTGAACTTTTGACGCAAAAGGCTCCCGAGTTATCTGGTGAAAAGGGTAATTCAATAAAGAAAGAGATTCTTTCTTTTGCGAAAGAACTTGGATACAGTAACGAAGAACTGGGTCGTTTGTATGACCATCGCGCAGTGCTTACTTTGTATAAGGCTATGAAATACGAGCAGCTTCAGAAGTCTAAACCTGATGCCTTGAAGAAGGTTCAGAGTGCACCAAAGACAATGAAGTCTGGTTCTTCAAACCCTCCTACCAAGTCAGCACAAGATAAAAAAGTGATGCAGAAGTTGCGTCAAACGGGCAAAGTCCGTGATGCGGCAACTGCTTTTGAACGATTCTTGTAATTTTTTGGAGTATCAAAAATGGCTACCTATCAAACATATACCGCTGTTGGTCAGCGTGAAGACCTGTCAGACATCATCTATAACATCAGCCCCACAGACACGCCTTTCATGTCTTCCATTGGCAAGACCAAGGCAACCGCTGTGTACCACGAATGGCAAGTTGACTCATTGGCTGCTGCCTCTTTGAGCAACGCCGCTGTTGAAGGTGCTGACGCTTCTTCAGCTACTATGGGTGTTACCACCCGCGCTGGCAACCGTACCCAGATTTTCCAGAAGACCGTGCAAATCGCTGGTACTTTGGAAGCTGTGGACAAAGCAGGTCGAAAGTCTGAAAAAGCCTACCAATTGGCTAAAGCCTCATCTGAGGTTAAGCGGGACATGGAATTGACCCTGTTGAGCAACCAAGTTGCTGCTGCTGGTAACAGTTCTACTGCACGCACTCTGGGTGGTCTGCAAGCATGGCTGGCAACCAACGGTGATTTCGGTACTTCTGGCGTGGCTGGTGCTTCTGGTACTACTGCCCGTACAGACGGTACTGACCGCACTTTCACCGAAGCTATCCTGAAAACTGTTGTCAAGGAAGTCTACACCGCTGGTGGCAACCCCAAGGTGCTGATGGTCAACCCTGCACACAAGCAGACCGTTTCAGCCTTTGCTGGTATCGCCGCACAGCGTTACATGGCTCCTAGCAACGAAGCAACGACCATCATTGGCGCGGCTGACGTTTACCTCAGTGATTTCGGCACGATGTCTGTCGTTCCTAACCGCTTCATGAACGCCACCAACGCCTGTGACGAGACTGCTTTCGTTATCGACCCCGATATGCTGGCAGTTGCGTACCTCCGTCCTTTCGCTACCAACGAGTTGGCAAAGACTGGTGACTCTGAGAAGACTCAACTGATTTGCGAAGCTACTTTGGAAGTCAAGAACGAAGCCGCTCACGGTGTTATCGCTGACTTGTCATAAGCTAGTGCGATAAGAAGGAAGCCTCAGATTAAAAGTCTGGGGCTTTTTTCTTTATTCAAATACGGCTAAAATGTCAATATGGAAAATACTAAGTTTCGCAAAACAGTTGCGCACGCTGACGGTGATGGTGGTGTTGTATATGAAACACGCCAAGACGTAAGCGGAATCATTGAGCAAAACCGCAAGGAGTTCAATCAATACGATGAACGTTCTAAGTGGTCTGATGACTTATATGGCAACAAGGTGGCGTCAATTCCTTTGACCGTTATTGATGACTTGAATAAGCAGGGCATCATGCGTGGCTTTCATGTGCTGGATGAGAAGAAGTTTCGCTCTTGGCTGAATCATCCTGACAATCGTTTCTTCCGCACTAGACCGGGGAATATATGAGTCTTACTAACTATTCAGACCTAAAAACATCGGTCGCCAATTATCTGGCTCGGACTGACCTTACGAACCAAATCCCAGACTTTATCCGTCTGGCTGAGTATCGTATGCGTCGAGAGGTGCGTATTCGCCAAATGCTGAAGTCAGCAACAACAGCAACGGTTTCAGGTGATTCCACGGTTCAAATGCCAGCAGATTTTCTTGAGGTG